CGTTTAAGCTCATTGACCCAATAATTTTCCTTTGAACCAATCGGGTAGGTTTTCCTGCCCACTCCTAATTGGCTCCCCATCAACGTATTGTACAGTATTATAATATTCTTCGATAGCAATCTGCTGCTCTGGTGTCGTCCCAAACGCCAACCAAAAGGAGTATCTACTCGTTGCCTGGATTGGTTGAATTCTTCTACCCATCCTGCGTGATAGCCAGTACATACCCCCTTCAAGTTGTTGTGGGCAATCTTTTGCCACGATGGTGGAGCTAGCCTTAACTAGTGAGCTGTAGAAGCTCTGGTACACAGGAATACCACCAGTAAGGCTAATGCCGCCCTCACCTACCGCTTTAATCCACCCCTTGCGCACTTTGGCGCTCTTAAAATCTTTAAGAGTTAAGCAATCTTTCGCCATTGCTTTCGGATACGATCTTACCATAATGTACTTTTGCCCATCCCAAACCGGTTGGGTTTGACAAAATTCTACACGCTCGAAGATGTACTGGGGTTTTTCTACTTTCATAACAAACCCGTAGTCTAGAAACCAGCTATCCAGATTTGTTACAAAATTAGTTAAGTCTTCTCTCTCTATAAAAACCACACAGTCATCGCCATTATTGGCAAGTGATCCTTTAATCTTGCGACTTTTAAGATAAAAGTGTACCAGTGCACACATTATCATGCAGTTGCCCAGGGCTGTATTCATATCCCCGGACATTCGACACCCGTCGGTCTTGTATTTCAAAACCCCGTCTTTGCAAACACCGACAACATTATTTTCTAGTTGCCAGCTTAAAAGTTTACGGAGCTCCCTGCTTTTAAATATGGAATTATACACACTATGTTCCCATTTAAGAGCATCTTGACTGACGTGCTTGTCGAACCTGCTGGCGTCCAATCCAATTGCCACTGGATTTTTCAACGCCTTCCACTTCATATGCAGAATATTACCTGACTCCTCAACGTTGTACCCTTTGAGCACCGTAGGACCACCAAAAATCTTGTCAATAGCTTTAAAGATTCTGTGTTCTATCGGTCTCAAAAACTTCCCGACTTCCACATTGTATCTGGGATCCCGTGGGGAAATGACACGGGGATCGGGATCAGGCTTTTCGTCTGAATTAATAAATTCAGCTTTCACAAAAGCCTTAATCTTTGCATCTCGCTGAGTAATGCTTGTGCCTAGCAGAGACTCAGCCGCCTTCTCGTAAAGTGCTTTCCTGCGACCCGAGTAAAAAGAGACGAACTGATCTCGTGTTACAGGGGTGGTCGATGGAAAACACCGAACGATCTTGCGTCCAAAATAGGAAAGATTCTTAAAGATTCCCACCAGGGGTTTGGGTGTAGGCTTGTCGACTCGAGATAACACACGTGTGACAACACCCCGGACCAGATTGTTGATTGATGAATTATGAACAAGGTAGTTGTGCGGAGGGGAATAACCAACCACCTGGTAAAACGCCCTGACTGGCGTTTTGAGTCCTGCGCGCTTACTCACGGTCAAAGCGGGGTGAGACTCATGTAAATCACGAGCTTCAACCCCCGTGAGTGCGCTCAGGCACCCTCATTTATTTGTGAAACACCGCATTCGGCTAAAGTAGCCAAATGGGGTGTACCACCTTCCTACCACCATCG